AGAAAAACAAAAAACAAAAAAATTTAAAGATAAATTAAAATTCAATAATTCACATTTTAAAAAAACAATAGAATTTAAATCTGTTAAAAATAGAATGATTATTTTTGATGGTGCAGCTGATCACGGCGTTGAAAATTTTGGAAACAATAGCGAAGAAAGACTTACTTTAATAACATTTTTTTCCGCTATATATAGAAAAGATGGTCGCCCCTTGAAATTTCATTCAAATGAATGTAAGAAGTATTAGAAATATAATTTATGAGTCTTATAACAGAATCTTGGCCATTTGAACTTTCACACACAAGTCAATTTGTTTTTTATGATAATTTTTTATCTAAACAACAATGTACAAAATTTATAAAACAAAATAATCAAAAAAATAAAAAAGGTAAAGCTACAGTTGGAGATAATAAACTTAATAAAAAAATAAGAGATTGTTATACTTCTTGGATAGGCATTGATGATAAATCACTTTGGTTTTACAATGAATTGGTTGCTAAAACAATTCAAGCTAATGCAGATTATTTTAAATTTGACTTGTGGGGATTAACAGAAGCTTTACAGTTTACACATTACATAGCACCAAATAATTATTATAATTCACATTTAGATATGGGCTTTAATAAAAGAATAAGAAAACTATCTGCTGTTGTTATGTTATCTGATCCTAAAGATTTTAATGGTGGTGAACTATGTTTATATACAGGTAAAAATTCTGAGACTGGAAAAGACTATGTTGTTATTGAACCTAAACAAGGAAGAGTAGTATTTTTTCCAAGTTACTTATTACATAAAGTAAATCCTATTACAAAAGGAGAAAGGTTTTCTTTAGTTGCTTGGTTTACAGGTCCTAATTTTAAATAATGAATTTTAAGAAAGACAACTATTTAGTTTGTAAAAAAATTATTTCTAAAGAAATAAGTAAATTTTTGTATGAATATTTTGTTTTAAAAAGACAGGTAGCTTATACTCTTTATACTAATGAATATTTACCACCCAACATTAATGTTTTTGGTAAATGGACAGATGACTTTGTTCCAAATACTTATTGTCATTATGGTGATGTAGCTATGGAAACACTTTTAAAAAAATTACTCCCTGAAATTGAAAAAAAAATTAACTTTAAACTTATTATGAATTATTCATATGCAAGACTTTATATGAAAGGAGATGTGTTACCTAAACACATAGATAGATATTGTTGTGAAGTATCTACTACATTAAATTTAGGAGGTGATCTGTGGCCTTTTTACTTAAAATTAGATGATAATAATATAAAAAAAATAAATTTGTATCCAGGTGACATGCTAATTTATAGAGGAGATATTTTAGAACATTGGAGAGAACCTTTGAAAGGAAAAGAATGTTGTCAAGTTTTTCTTCATTATAATAAAAAAAATAAAATAACAAAGTTAAATGAGTTTGATAATAGACTTCATTTAGGATTACCTCCAATCTCTGATGTTGTATTAAAAAAAAATTATGAATAATGAGTTTTTAAAAAATTTTAAAGAATATAAAATTGCATCTACAAAACAAAGAAACAAAGAACTTTGGGATATTAAAGGTATTTTAAAAGGTCGTTCAAATAAAATATTTAAATTTGATTTAACTCCTATGAAAAAAATAAAAGACAATCAAATAGGTAGAGAAGGAAGTACAGAATCTAAAGCCGATAAAATTGTAATTGAAACAAAATCTAGGTGGATAATTTTAGATTCAGAAGAATTAAATAATTATATTAATAAAAATAAATTAGAAATAGTACATTTAAAAGACATTTTAAGTTTTCTTGATTGGACTATATATTTAAATAAATAGTATGAGCTATAAATTTGATTATTATTATTTTCCTGAAGTTCTTTCTAAAAAAGAAATAAATGATTTAAATAATTTTATTATTAAAAACGCAGATGGGTTAGAAGCAAAAAAAGACACAGCTTCTAAAAATGGAGTTTCAATTAAAAATACAAAAACATATTTAATAAATTATGGCAAAATTCAAGATAAGTTAAATAGTGTCATAGACTTATTTAATGAAACTAATAATGAAATTTTTGGATACAATATATACCCATTTACTAAATTAACTAAAGTATTATTAAATGTTTATAATTCTAAAATAAAAGGTGAATATCCTTATCATCGTGATGAATCTAAATCAGATATTTTTGATTGTAAATTAACTATTTTAATTAATCTATCAAAACAAAAATATGAAGGTGGTGAGTTTTTTATTTTTAATGGAGAAGAATATAAAGTTTCTGAATTAAATGAACCAGGTAGTATGGTTATAATGAGATCTCATTTAAATCACAGAGTATCTCCTGTTACAAAAGGAATAAGAACTAGTCTTACAATGTTTGGATTGGGACCTAAATTTATATAATGAATATTAATCTTGAACATTGGTGTCCTAAAATTATTGGTTATGTAGATAATCCTAATCATAAAAAAATAGATAAAAAATTAATTAAAGTTTGTAACATTTTACAAAATAAAATTGAAAAAGGAGGAGAGGAATGGGTGTCTAATAAAACATATAATACTCTGGGTAAACATAATTTACAAAAAGATAAAAATTTTAAAAATTTAATTGATTGGGTTTCTTCTAATGTAGCCTTGTATGCTGATAAACTGAATTATAAAAATAATTTTAAATGTGTGCAAAGTTGGTTTAATATTTATAAGAAATATGATTACCAGGAATATCATACTCATTCTTTAAATACTTTATCAGCAGTTTATTTTTTAAAAAGCAATCAAAAAAAGTCATCTAGAATTTTTTTTAAAGTTGATTCAGATCCTACTTTAAACGATCCTATATCAAAATCTTACAATTCACTTAATTCTTCGGTTGTTTGGTATGAAGCTGTTCCAGGTAGACTTCTTATATTTAGGTCAAATTTAAGTCATTGTGTTGAACGTAGTGAAGAAAATGACACTAGAATTTCTTTAGCATTTAATTATAACAATCAATAATATGAAAACAAAAATATATTGGTCTCCGGTTTTTGGTTCAGAAGATAATATTGATTGGAATATTATTTATAAAAAACCAGAGCATTTACATAAAAGATTAATAAAAAATATTGATAAAACAATAAATAAAAATGATAATCTTATATTTTGTCCAGCAGTTAAAAATTTAACAAATAATATTTTTGTTTTAAAGGCTCCTTTAGAATCTTCTTACGAAGTTAAAGGACAAGATATGATACATAAAAGCAAAGACTATATTGGAACTAAAAAACCACATTCTAATAATTTTAAAGATAATCACTTATTTATATTAAATATATCCTATATTTTTTTTACAGAAGAAAATATAAATATGACTCTTACTTCTCCTTATTTTTCCAATAGTCCACATTTAAAATTTGGATCAATTGTTCCAGGTAAATTTAATATATCTAAATGGTTTAGAAATTTTGATTTAGAAATAAATTTATGGACTAATATAAAAGAGTTTACATTAAAAGAAGATGAAGATTTAGCTTATGTGCATTTTGATTCAGATAAAGAAATAGAGCTAATAAGGTTTAATATGAATAATGAATTATTTAAGATAATGAGAGCCTGTTCTACTTCTCCAACTTGGGAAAGATTTGTACCTTTTATCAAAAGATATAAAAGATTTAAGGAATCTTTAATGAATAAAAAGGTGATTAAAGAGATAAAAAATAATATAGTTTAAACTATATTATTAATAAAAAACATAGTATAGTGGTCTATTATGTTGCAAAAATTACAGTTTAAACCAGGTTTTAATAAACAAATAACACAATCAGGAGCTGAGTCTCAATGGACTGATGGTGATTTTGTTAGATTTAGATACGGCCTACCTGAAAAAATAGGTGGTTGGTCACAACTTACTACAGATAATTTAACAATACCAGGTGCTGCCAGAGCTCAACATGTATGGACATCTTTAGCAGGAGAAAAGTATGCAGCAATCGGTACATCACAAGGTTTGTTTTTATATTATGGTGAAGACTTTTTTGATATTACTCCACTCGATACAGCAATTACTGGAGCAACATTTAGTTCAACAACATTTTCTGCAACCGTAACCGTTAATAAAACTAGTCATGGATTAAATGCAGGAAGATATGTAAAATTTTCTTCTGTATCTTTACCTGGTGGTGGAGAAACTAATTTTACAACAGCACAATTTGAAGACAATACATTTGAAATATCTAATGTTACGACTAATACATTTGATATTACTATGCCAGCAAATGAAGGTGGTACCGGTATGTCAACTCAAGGTTCTGCACAAATAGATCCTTATGTAGTAGTTGGTCCAACCTTTCAAACTGCAGGTTATGGATGGGGCACGGATACTTGGAACGTGTCAACATGGGGCACTGAAAGAACAACCAGTAACGTGATTCTGGATCCAGGCCTCTGGAGTCTTGATAATTTTGGTCAAATATTAATTGCAACCATTCATAATGGTAAGACATTTACTTGGGATGCAGGAGCGGCAACACCAAGAGCGAATAGAGCAACACTCATGTCAGGAGCTCCAACTAAATCAAGATTAACCTTAGTATCCGATAGAGATAGACATTTATTTCATTTTGGAACAGAAACAACTATTGGAAATTCATCAACACAAGATCCGATGTTTATAAGATTTTCTGATCAAGAAGATTATACTACATACCAACCAACAGCAACAAATACTGCAGGTACATTTAGACTAGATACTGGCAATGCAATTGTTGCAGCTATTCAAGGTAAAGATTATGTATTTGTATTAACGGATAGTGCAGCATATGTAATTCAATTTGTTGGACCACCATTTACTTTTTCAGTAAGACAAGTTGGTACAAACTGTGGATGTATTGGACAAAATGCAGTTAGTTATTCTAATGGTATGATATTCTGGATGTCAGGTGAAGGTGGATTTTTTGTTTATGATGGTACAGTAAAATCATTACCATGTTTAGTTGAAGACTTTGTGTTTACAACTACAGGAGACAATTTAGGTATAAACTATAATGCATCACAAATTATCTATGGTGAACACAATACTTTATATAGTGAAGTAACTTGGTTCTATCCAAAAGCTGGATCAGAACAAATTGATAGATGTGTTACTTATAATTATGGAGAAAACTGTTGGACAACTGGATCATTAGCTAGATCATCTTATGCAGACACAGGTGTATTTGATGTGCCTTATGCAACACAATATATTTCAACGGCTACACCTAACTTTGATATTCAAGGAATTACAAATACCTATGGAGCATCAACTTACTATGCCCATGAAACCGGAACCGATCAAATCAATTCATCAGGTACTACTTCTATCAATGCATTTATACAATCCGGTGATTTTGATATTGCTGCAAGACGAGGCATTACAGGTCAATCAACTGGAATAGCTGACTTTACAGGAGATGGTGAATTTATTATGTCTATGAAACGTTTTGTACCAGACTTTCAGGTGCTAACCGGTAATTCAAAAATAACATTATTACTAAATGATTATCCAAGTAATACAGCATCAAGCTCACCTCTTGGCCCCTTTACAATTACATCATCTACTGATAAAGTAGATACTAGAGCAAGAGGAAGATTGCTTTCGATTAAAATAGAAAATGATGCCATAGGTGAAACTTGGCGTTATGGAACACTAAGAGTAGATATAAAACCGGACGGTAGACGATAATGGAAAATTTATTACTAAATATGTACAATCAAAATCTAGCTAATCAAGCTACAAGTTTGTATGATCAAAGACAAAGAGATTTAGTAAATAGAGGTATTGTAAATACTGAGCCAGCGATGGCATTTAATGATTATTATGGCCCAAATAATATAGATACTTCTTTTGGTGTGGCTAATGAACCTGATGAAGAACAATCTTTTTTAGATATGATAACAGGTGGTGTTAGAAATATTTCTGACAAGTTAGGAATAAGTTCTGTAATTGGAGCTTTTAATCCACTAGCTGGTTTAGTGTCTAAGGGTATTGGAGCGTTTAGTCCAAGTTTTGTAGGACCAAAAGGATCTAGAGGATATGGTTCAGATACAACTTTAGGATTATTTGCTAGGTCAAATACATTGGCTGATTTCTTTCAAAACGTAAGAGATAAAAAAGCAAGAGAAGCAGCTGCTGCAAGAGGAGCAGCTAAACAAGCAGCGATTGC